CCAGTAGAGGCCGAGGTCGAAGCGGTACGTCCACGCATCGTGCTTCATCGCCTCGTCGCGGCTCACGTCCTTGAGCGACCCGAGGCCCTGCGTCGAGCCATCTTCGAGGAACTCAAGCGTGGCGTATTGCTTGTTGCACTCGCTGACACGCAGCACGCTCTCCTGTCGAGCACACCAGCCTTGCGGGCGGATGAGGTTGTCGAAGTCCTCGCTGAGAACGATCCACGAGTTCTCTTGCTTGCCCTTGTAGCTGCCGATGCAGGGCTGCATGTCGCCCTTGCGCTCGCCACTCGACTTGAACCACGAGTGGAACGCGGCGCGCACCACATGGCTGTGCTCGTTGTCGATGCTGAAGATCGTGTACTTCATGTCAGTCTCCCGTGTATGAATTGAGGCGCTCCCGATACTCGGCAGCACGTTCGCGGTAGAGGCGGGCCTGCACTTCAGACCCGGTGTCTCGTGCCATCTGCTCTAAGGTGAGCGAACGGCTCAGCAAGTCCTCTCGTGTCGTCATCGTGCCCTCCTGTTCAGGCGCTTGAAGAACATCGTCTCAAGCTCCGGGTAGTCCTCGAACAGCTTGCGCGCTTGCTCATCGTAGTCGAGCATCTCGTCAATCAGACGAGTATCGCGGTGCTTGCTGCGACCCTTGCGTGCGATCTTCAGTGCAGCGTGCGCTACCTCAGTCGCTTCCTCGGCCAGATGCAGAGCGTGCTTCATGCCCGCCTCACCCACTGACCGTTCAGCGTCATCCAGAACGCCTTGGCCTGATAGTGCATGGCCACGAACCACGCCTTGTGGCACGGCACCTTCTCGTTGCGCGCCTCGAACGCCCAATCGTCAGGCGTGAGTGTCTTGTACCACTCGGCACCGAGGTTGAAGCCCCGGCGGTGCTGGTAGCGGTTGCGGAACGTGGTGTACCAGCCGTCAGGACGGCGTGGCTGCACGAATGGCGGGTTGGTGCTCATCTCGAAGCCCTCTCGATGCTGCGCTGAAGCGCGTTGAAACTGTGGTCACACTCGCCGGTCAAAGCGTCCAGTGCGGGTGTCACCATACTGTAGATCGTAAGCCTGCCGTGCTCTATCGCGCACATCAGGCCAAGGATACCGCACAGGCTCCACCCCATCGGGTATCCCATCGAGTACGCGAGGGCCTGCGAGATTGCCGACCATCGACCAGTCGTCGCACGGATCGTCATGGGTCATGCCTCGCACACCGGGGCACGAACCGTGGCGTCCAGAGGATACCACGCTTCAAAGCCCTTCATCTCGCCACGGCGATACACCGGATATGCTGCACTCCGCAGCGCGATTGTCTCGTCATCGACACCCAGCTTGCGTGCTGCCGTGATGCAGGCAGTGAGTGCAGCAGTGCGAGAGAGAAAGACAGCACGTTCCATGATGAACCTCAGATGTATGGGGCTTGGTTGTACACCCAGCCGTTTGCATTGTACTCGTCGGGATAGACCGGCTTGGCCTGTGCCCGCAGTGCCCGCTGGGCGGCGTCGATACGCTTCGCGATAGTCAGCGTCAGCGCCATCAAGAGGCCGCCCAGCACAGCAACCAGCATCCCCGTCAGTGTGCCCATGAACAGGACACCAAGCCCGATGGTGAAGCCGACATCGACCAGCGTGGCGTAGCGCAGTATGCGCTGCCAACCGATCACCCGATTGAGTGTGACGAGGCACGCAGCCACCGACACACCAGACATTGCGATCACGAAGGTCATGCCCATGCCCTCCACATCGCGATGCAGCCCACTGCGATCACACAGGCGATCATCCGAGCCTCCATCCAATGATCGAGCCGATGGTCAGGCCACCGACGATCTGCGCCCACAGAGGCAGCGCACTCAGCAGGTGGCCGATGCCCCACAACACTGCGTAGCCCGACATGAAGCCAGCGAACAGCACGATGCACATCCCGAGAGTGTACACGTAGCCCCGGTTGTTCCAGATGAAGTCTCTCATGCCCATGCGTCCTTCTCGACGGTCAGCTTGTCGAAGTAGATCGAGTTGCCCGAGACGAGCAGTGCGATCTGGTGAAGCGAGTACACGCCGCGCCACTTGTAGGTGCTCAGGTCGGCACCCTTGTCCTTCAGCAGACCCATGGTCTTGACGTATGCCTCGTAGCACTCGTCAAAGTCATCATAGACCGGCCCGAGCAGGACGTGGCCATCGTGGCGCTCAGCGCCAAAGCGGAACTTGTCGTTCATTGGGTGTACTCCTATGCGTTGCTGCACAACAGGGAAGCATGGTCAAACCGTCATGTGCCAAGGTATGTTGTGGCGTGTCTGGTAGGGCGGTGCCATGCTGCCCAGTAGTGCAGCCCCGAAGGGCTGCTGTTGATGTCACGCGGCGATGGTGTTGGCCGCAGGAACCGCCTTGAGGGCAGCGATGAAAGCGGGGTCGACCTTCGAGGCAGCGCCCATCTTCTTGCGGTCAGCTTCGAGCTTCTTGACCAGCGAGGCGAGCATGGCCGCAGCATCCTCGACCGGCTTGTAGCCCTTCTCGGGCGAGAACTCGGTCCACATGACCTCGGTCGCCTTGGCGAGATTGGCCTTCTTGCCCTTCGTGTGGACAAAGAGCTTGGTTTCGTCGTCGTAGCTCGCACCAGAGAAGGTCTGGATGAAGTCACGAAGGGCATTGACACGCGAGCCGTTCGGCATGGCCGACACGAGCCGGTTGATGAGCGTCACGTCACCCTTGCCGATGTTGGCATGGTGGTTGATGACCGACAGCGCAGCACGCTGGATGTCCTTGTCGAGCCTCGACCCACGGGTTTCGATGGACCCGATGAACGTCACGAGGGCAGCCTTGTCAGTGATGAGTTTCATGTGATCTCCAAGAGTGTATGCCCTAGCTTGTGCTAGGTTATGACACTCGAAGCTCAAGCCTACACCGAGTGCCATAAGCTAACACAAGGCGGAGATCAGGCGAGCATGATAGTCTACACTAGTCGGGTTGGCCCGGCATACATGCCCAGCGTGCTCCGCACAGTGTGTTAGTTGGCTTTTACAACCCTACCTCTCTGGCTGCTAGGACCAGCTTCGGCGGTGTTGGACAGTTTGCACTGTCAGGCGTCCATCGCAGGCCGGTTCCACGGTCATCCTGCTACTCATTGCCCTATCCGGGCACCCATGCACTTCGCCGTGCGTTGGGATGGATTTTGTGCCTACATTGTGGCTGGCACTCTAGCCGTTTCCGTTCCCTACATGCCCGGACTGGCACGTTCCATTATGCTGCGGTAGGTCAGCAGCCGCATCACCTTCAAGCTCATGGCCTAAGCCAATCGCAGCCATTCAGGTCAGCTATGTTTCGTCCTAGTATCCTGTCACAGTCTGTCTTGCGTGTCAAGCCCTAGTTTGGCCGGTAGTCTGCTAGGTCTTGATTACGCCTAGCTCGCACTTATCGGTTGCGCCGCTCACTAGTCTGCCCGTGGGCTTCTAGGTCTGCTATGCGCTAGCCGTGGTCTATGGCCTAGCTTGTAAGCCGCAAGTATCGCCTATGTCAAGACCCTAGTTTGGTCTGTCCTCGGAGCGTTGTCCCGGTGGGTGTGTCGCTTCGATGGGTTGAGTTATGGCCGGGATTTTGGAGGATGTCAATAGCTTGATTTCATTGGATTATTTCCGGGCATATCGCAAGATGTAGTATGTGAGAGAAACGAATCACCTAGATGTTGTGTTCCATAGGGTATCTGAGGCATACAGAAATCGGGCAGAAATCGTATAACCTATTGATTTCACAAGGAATAAATCTGCATGGAGGATCATAGGATGCACATGGATTGATCTAAGGTATTGAAATCATGGGATAATCAGGATGCAGGATGGATGCAGGAAGGATGCAGGAAGGATGCGAGGATACTAACCTGTTGAAAACATAGGTATAATCTGGCCAAGACAGATACCGGGTAGGCTTCTGTCTAGATGTCTGAAGGTCAATTTCCTGAATGAAAACAGATAGATAACGGCCTTGTGCGACCACCCTAGAATGATCCCCCCCTATCGCGAACCAAGGATAAGACGCGGGTGTGAGCCTTAATCCGCGCCTGCGCGCACGCGGTATAAGACACACGCGCGACTAAGGATAAACACGCGGGTAGTATCACACTCACGCACGCGAGGGTGCCATGGGGGAAACGCGCGCCACCCACTGGATGGATACCCGCACGAAAAATTGTGTCGTAAAATTATGATCCACTTCGGTACACCACACTGGGAATACACACTTCATCCCCTGCCGCAGAGCCCCGGAGCAGCCGCCTGACGGCCATCCTGATCCCCGGCCACGGCTGGCCCCGGAGGGCCGAGAAGCCCGCCACGCGCCAGCGCAGCGAGCCTCACGGTGTAGATCAGTCGAAGTCCACGATGATCGAGGACAGGTAGGCGTAGGACGAGCCCGCCGAGGGCGTGATGTCGATGCAGATTTCGCCCCGCTTGCCCACCTTGAACGGGATGTCCAGAAGCAGGTTGTTCGGGGCGTCGTTTGCAGCGTCGAGAACGCCAACGAACTGCGAGCCGTAGCCCGTGTTCAGCTTGACATCACCCTTGCGTTCGCCAGCAGCCGACCGAGAAGCGCCGAGATTGAGCGTCCCGGTGGTCCCCGGCTTGATGCCCCGGATGCAGACCCGGAGATAGTTCGCGGCACTGATGGTTTCGGGCTGTGTGGTCCCGTTGACGCACCAGTTGTTGCTCGTGAGCGAGAGGTCCGTGAACCGAGCATCGCCGCTCCGGGGAGCAGCAGCACCAGCGCCGTTCGACTGAGTGGGGTCGGAACCTCCCTCAACCGCGATGCTGACAGCGGGGCCGTAGAAGGCGTCCGTGCTCTTGCGAACCGACGTGTGGAACCGAGTGACGTTCGTCCACCCGTTCGTGTACAGCAGACCTTGAGGCGTGAAACGAGCCTGCATGGTGGTGCCAGACACGTCCTCGAACTCGATGCCAAGCTCAGAGGCGTACACCTTCTGAACCTCGTACAGCATCCACTCCACGAACTGCTGGTCAGTCACCGGTGTCAGGTGGATCAGGTCGCCCGAGACGAAGCTCCGGTTCCGAGTGATCCAGTCGTAGGCGTCGAGGATCGGCTTACCGCCACGAATGAAGCGCGGGTCGCAGTATTTCGCGATGAAGGGCTCCACGAAGTTCGTGTTGTACGGCCCGGAACCACCAACGTCAGTGGCCCACTCGTTGTTATAGTGTCGACGAGTGATGTTCGCCGGGATGACTGTACCGATGGCGCTCAGACGAGAGATGATCTCGCTGTATTCCGCCTCCCACTGCTCCCGCTGGCTCTCGTCCCACGGGCGATCCGCAGTCACGTCGTTGCCAGAGCGATGCACGATGAAGATCGGGTCTTGGCCCGCGTAGGTGGCCTCGACAGTGGCCAGATGCGCGATGGTATCGGTCATCACGTCGCCGGAAGTGGCCTCATTGTAGAGGGTTCCAGCGAAGCCCATGCGCGTGAAAGCGCCTTCGAGAGCCGCCTGCTTCGCACCAGCGTCGAAACCACGGTCGATGAGCGATGCACCGATCAGAACCACCGGAACAGCGTCCACAAGAGGGTTCTTGCCGCGCTTCTGGTACACCGGGCGGGTGTTCATAGTCGATCCGGCGTTCGGCTGGCTCTGATCGAGCCTGAACGAGCCGTTGTAGTCCGACTTCACCCACGCGGTTTCAGCCACAGCAGCCTCACCGACGACGGAGAACGTCTCCGCGCGGTAGTAGGTTGTGGGCTCAGCCGTGGAGGCAGAGATACCGGCGAACTGCGAGGCAGCACCGGGCGTGATGGTGTAGGTGACGCCAGCAACGAGGTCAACTCGATACGGGACGCCAGCCTTGATCTTGATGACAGGCATTAAGCCCTCCTGTGAAGGTAGTCTGAAGCCTCAGTAGAGGCCCCAGATGTCGAACATATTGGCTGACGAGGCGGCGACACCAACGAAGTCGACTTCGATGGTCTGGCCCTCGACAGGGTTCTTGATGGTGAACTGTGAGCCATCGCTCATGTAGAGCGTGATCTCGGGCGGGGTGGCATCGCCAGTCTCCCCGATCAGGAGCGCCTTCCAGCGCCCCGCGAACGGGAGGAAGCGGATGTCTTGGTTCGCCTCGGCCACCGGGTCGTAGGCGGCGATGGCGGTTGCACCCTTGTACTTGGGCGCGGGAGAATAGCTCATGCGAGCCTCCTATTGGTTAGGCCGCGCCCGCCGGTCGACGGTAGGGGCAGGGTTGATGGTTTCTCGGGCCACGCCCTCCTTCTTCTCCCACGAGCGCATCGCGCCGAGGCCGAGCATACCCATCAGAACGGGCATCATGGCGCTCAGATCGAGCACAGGGATGTCCACCGAGACGCCGAAGGCGGCGAGGATGAAAGAGAGAAGCGGCTGGACGAGGAAGGCCCACCCGAAGGCAAGACCACACACCCAGCCGATGAAGGGACGCCAGCCAGCCACGAACAGGCTGTCGTGCTGGGCTTCAGCGGCGTTGACCGCGAGTTGCGCGAGTTCGCCCTTCTGAGCGAGTTCCAGCACCTTGAGGCGGGCGCTCTGGCGCTCGTCCTCGGTGGTGAACAAGCTGTCGATGAGCTTGAAAAGCGGGCCACTCAGGCCCGCCAGTCCAGTCAGTGCGGACATGCGTTGTCCCCTTTCCTGTCGACGGGATCGACTGCCGTAGCAGCGTCCGTGCCGAGTGCCGCGTAGAACGTGCGAGCGTACCGGGCGACCTTATCGTCCATACGCTCAGTGCCGCCCCACGTCTTGTGGCTGTCACCGTTCACGATCTCCCGTGCCGCTTTGAAGTCGGCAGGCGAGCGGATCATGTCGAGGGAGTTGCCATTGCGAAACATGCCGTCGCGCATCCCGATGAACAGGATGTCGAGCGCCACAGGCATGTCCAACGCTAGGTCCGGGTTTGCCGTGAGCGGGATGCCCAGCAGCTTCTCGAACTTCAGGTAGTTGTCATACCATGTGATCTGCACGAGGCCGCGCCCGTAGTAGCTCTGACCGTGAGGTCCAGAAGGGAGCGCGTAGTTCGTGCGGATGAGGCCCTTGGCGTGGATAGATGCGACAGCCCGCTTGGCCTGCGCGTCTGTGTAGTCCGGGCCGTAGCGGCGAGCGCCTTCACGGATCGGGACCATCCAGTCTGCGGCTTCGTGCTTCGCGGTGGCAAGGCAGTAGGACAGCCATTCCCGGCTGTAGTCCCACTCCTTGCCGTAGTCCACGATAGCGTTCATGCCGTCGACTTGATGCTGGTTGAGCTTGCCGCCGAAGATCGGTCGGACAGTCTCGAAGAACTCAGCAGATGCGGACATGATTACTCCTTGGGTGCAGCGTTGCGCTCCGAGACTTCCGCCTCGACCGGCTCGGCCCCGAGGCCGTACTGCCGGATCAGGCGCTCCTGACGCTTCTGAAGCTCGTCCACCTGCGCCTGCGCCTGACGGGCCAGCTTCTCAGCCGTGCGCGCCTTGGCGGCAACGTGATTGGCCTTCGCAGCCTCACGCTGGGCAGTCTCGAACTCGAACTTCTCGCGAGCGTAGGCAGCGATGACAGCGAGGGTCTTGAGCAGAGCTTCCTGCTTCGCCTTGTTGCCACGGACGCGGCCAACGGCGTGGATGCCGCCGGTCTTGAGCTTGCTCAGCGCGCCCTGCGGGTCTTGCGGGAACGGGAGCTTGAGGGGATTGGTCCCCACTTTCACTTTGTCAGCCATCTTGGCCTCCTAAAATCTGCGTCGAACTCTGCCAACCGCACCTGTGCGGGTGGAGGATAGTCCGAGTTTCGCAAGAGTGTGTGCCGGGAGCTTTGTTCCATCTCCAAGCGGGTTCTTCATGCGCTCAGCCCACGCCTTACGACGCTGCTGGTTCACGACCTTCAAACTGTCCTGAGCGAGTGCCTCGACCCAATGGCGGACTGATCCAGCCAGAGCGTCGAGCCTGTCGTCATGTCTGAGGCTTTCCTTGTCCCGCGTGATGCGCGACAGTTGGAAGAACAGGCTGTAGCTCGCCCGTTTCTCGATAGGGTAGTGCTGGCAGATGCGCCAGTCGTGTTCGAGCAGGCTCTCGTCCACCACCAGTCTACCCGAGCCAATGACGGGCTCAAGTATGTCGATGATGCGGAGTTCCTTCTGTCCGCTCTCCCACACGTCCTCGACCTCGCACCGATGCTTCGCGATCAGCTTGGGCTTCAGGATTTGACCCAGTGCGCCGTTACCGAAGTTGCGTTCGATGTCGATCTTGCGTGGCTTCCACTTCACCGCAACCTCGACCAGAGCGTCGATGCTCTCGTCATTCAAGCCGCCGGGGACGAAGCCGATGTCCACGAGGAACACCCGGCCCGCGAGGAACTTGGTGATCGCGTAGGCCGTCTCGTCGCCGTTCTGACCGCCGCCTGCCGGGTCGATGTACATATGCGTGCCCGTGAAGGCAGCGTGCTCTCGCCCGAACTCAGCAGCGCGGTAGTAGTTCGCCTGCACCGGCCAGTCTGCCGGGGTGGTGATTACTGTGCGGTCACTACGCTGCACGAAGATTTCGAGCGGCGCGGAAGTCTCGGACACCTGCATGAAGATCAGCTTCTCGGGCTTCAGCGGGAACCTGTCGGCATCAGCCAGACGAGTGTCCAGCATGTGCTGAAGCTGGAAGTAAGCCGCCCCTTGGTCGATCTCTTTCTTGGTGAGAACGTCGTCGGGGAGCAGTACCGGGTCGACAGCCTGACCACGTTCGCCGGTCGGGCCTCCACCAGTTCGGAGCGTCGGGTCTGCGTCCATACGCTTCCTGATGAGGGGCGCGAGATGCTGGCCGTAGTTCTCCTGTTCCTTCTCGGTCGGGTAGCGCCCCGGCCAGATGCGGATGGTGTAGCCACGACTGAACAGGCCGTTGTAGATGCTGTCGATGCTCTGCGGCGTACCGAGGTAGATGATGTCGCCGGTCGAGCAGATAGAAGTGAAGTCGTAGGTGAGCATCCGCAGCCGCTCACGCTGATGTTCCGTCTGCGAGTTCTTGGTACTCTCAACGTCGTCAGCGATCAGGATGTCTGCGCGCTTACCCTGCATGTTGGATGTGATACCGACACAAGCGACACTTGGCGATTTCTCCGGGCCTTTAAGCTCGTAGTGAACGTCGTAGGCTTCCACGCTCTCGCGGTCGCCAGCAGCCCGGTCGGGCCGCAGACATTCTAGTTCGTCCATGCCGTTGATGATCTGAATGACCCAGTTAGCGATCTCCGTCGCCTGCGTTCCGCCCGCTGATACGATCAGCACACGCGCGCTTGGGTTATGGATCAACCGCCACACCGAATAGGCGGCGGTAATCGTTGTCTTGGCTTGGCCCCGCTGGGCCTGTATCATTCTCTCCTTCGGCCCGTACTCCAAGAACTCTGCGATGTCCAACTGGATGTCGCTGCACTCGAAGCCCATTAGGCCGGTCATCACATCGAAGATGAAGGGTTTGAAGGTCGGGTATTCCGCCCGAAGGAGGTCGAGTTCCGCCCACCTTTCGGCAGGCGTGAACTCTCTGGTGCCTCGTTTCGCCATTAGCTGGCCTCAACGTGAGGGACAATGGACAGGTTCAAGCCACTGGCAGCACGCGCTTTTCTGCGTTCTTCCAGTCGCCGCTGGGTCGAGTTCAGTTCCTCAACCTCGTCGCTATCCAATCCGATGTCGTTGTCCTTGAGAAACTTGGCGATGGCCGACACCATTGCTGGGTTCGGCTCTTGGATTGCCAGTAGCGCCTCAAGCATTTCTTCCTCGATCTCGTCCCTCGGGATCGCGTCGAGTGCCTCCATCGCCCGCTCGTATTTCTCAAGCGTGCGGGTCAGAACCCGAGCGAGCAGCGAGTGCATACGCCCGAGGTCTTGTTCCTTCGCGGCTCCTTTCGCCACAGGTTCTCTCCTTATTGCAGTGATGCGATCAGCATCGGTACTCCGTAATTCACGACCGCAATCAGCACCGGAGCAGCCAAGGCGAAGATCGTCAGCACGCGGGTATTGAACCGCTCGACTTTGGTAAGCCGAATGTCCAGTTCCCTGTGCCGCTCTTTCACTTCTTCCTTGACTTCTGCGATGTCCTGATGGGAGCGGTTGAGGCCGTCCAGAATGTGCTTCACGTCCGACCTCAACTCTCCAAGCAGTGTGAACACGGCGCGTTGATCTAGTTCGTCTCGATCCATTGCCGCCCTTGTAGCCAGTGACCAGCCGGATAGTTCTCCCCATCCGACCAGACATCGAGCATACGCGGAAATGCGGGCCAAGGTCTGGCGTCCCATGTCCATGCGAACATCATCGTTGGGTCAATACAGTATTCACCCGTCAAAGGAGAAGTCGGGTTGTGCCCGCTCTCTGGTTGCCAATACTCGGTCATCGCCTGATAGTAAGACGACTGCATCCGGTCATCACGCGCCCCTGTAGAGTAGTAAGGGGCGGTGCTCTCGATAGACTTGGGATCGAGGAACTTATTGGGCTGGTTTGTGCCCTTGTCGATTGCCGCGCACCCGTATTCGGTGTACACGAGCCGTTTCAACTTGGGCACGTAGGCTGTTGGTGAAGCCTGCTCCGTGCCCGCTACGATGTCGTAATGGGTTTCGCCCCACCACGACTTGTGGTCCTTGTCTTTATAGCGCCACTCCGTCAAAGGGGTCCGCACTTGGTTGTCCCGGTCGAACTCATTGAGGTACTGGTAGTCGTACCGCTCACCACCCTCGATCTGTGACTTGAGATAGCCTTGATCGTAGATGCTGTCGAACAGAGCGTCGTCAATCGCCAGAGGCGTGCCGCGCCAGTCCGAGATCGGCAGGTAGTTGTCGATCCCAATGAAGTTGATCTCCGAGTGAGCCCAAAGTGGGTCCAGATGGAAGATGCTGTTGAAGCCCCCGTCCTCGTAGTTCCGAGGCATGAACTCCGACCAGTCTGCTGCATAGGTCAGTTGACAGTCCTCACCGAGAACCTCGCGAACGTCGTCCGTGAGTTCGATGAGCTTCTGCACCGCAGGGAACGACACAGGGCCGTCGCGAGCAGTCGTTAGCCCGATCATCTCGGTCCCCACACAGAACGCATCCACGCCACCCGCGAGGGCGCACACGAAAGCGTAGTGCAGGATGAACCGCCTGAAGCCCCAGTCGTCGGGGTCGCCGGTGTACTCGATGGTCTGCCTGTCAGAGTTGAACGAGAAGTCCGACACCTGCGCGGTGCCGAAGAAGTGCTCCACATCAGCCGTGACTTGGGATGTACCTTGGTCACTGTCCATGGGCCTGATCCGGCCACGCCACGGGTGAGCACCCTGCGTACCTACTCCATCAGGATCAGGAAGCCCTTGAGCATCCGTGATGTCCATCAGGATGAACGGGTAGAACATGACGTTCAGGCCGCGAGCCTTCATGTCGATGATGCCCTCGATCACACTCCGGTCAGCAGGTGTGCCGCCGTAGTTGAGCCTCGGGCTGGACAGGTCGTAGATCGTGGTGTCCGTCTGGTAGAACCACGGGACTTCTGGATACCCCACGTAGTCGGGGATGATCTCCACATACGACAGCGCACTCCTATCCGGGTTCGCCGGGTCAATGGGGTCCGCTGGTAGCAGATCGAAGTCGATGGTGAGTTCAGTCCATGTCTCCGCAGAAACGAAGATGGGTTCCTCGACAGCCGCAATGAACGGCTCGCCGGGTCCACCCGCCCGCACGACAGGATTGAACTGTCTCGCGACCGGCGACCACACCCACGTCGAGTACCGATAGGTTCCGACAGGGATGTTCCCGCCGGGGCCACCAGTGCCCGTGTCTGCATGGTTCCAAGAGTTGTAGACCTCGTTCAGTTCCGCCTCCGGGTCGCTGCTGAAGGCAGCAAGGGTCCATGCGCGGACTGCTGTGATCGTTGCGGTTGCACCCGCGCCGTCACCCGTCTCGAACGTCAGAGCGCCGCCGCCCGTACCGTAAAGGTCGAACTCGACGGTCGTCTCCGTAGCACTCGCTGCCAGTGTGTACTGGTTCGCGGTGTCGCCGCCGATCTTGAAGTACAACGGTTGGTCGCTCTCGTAGGTGACTTGGACTTTGTACGTCTCGTCGTTGAGCGCCGAGGCGACCGTGGTGATGACCACAGGTGCCCCACCGGGATCGTTGATGACCCACAGGTTGCCTGCGAGGTTCGCCAACGTAGGCTCATCCGCAGTCCACTCGTCCATAGGCCGAGCATCGTCAGGGAACGAGCGCATCAGTACGACACCCGCGCTCTGCGTCGAGATGTCGGTAGGCGGCGTGTAGCCGAAGCTGTCGAAGCCGGGAGGCGTGGTGTTCACGTCCCAACCAGTTACCCGATTGCCACCGTTACGTTCGTTCGTCCACTGCACGTAGACGGGATTGTACTCCGCGAGGTTGTTCCAGTCAGCACTCGGGCTGTCATAGAACGTGCGGTCCTCGTTTTGTACGTACCACTCGTGCGGTTGGCTCTCTCCCGTGTTGACGACGCCTGCCGCTGGCAGAACCACGTCTGTCGGGATCACGAGGAACTGGCCGAAGCCACTGTTCACCCAGCGGTTGCTGGTACTGTCTCTGCCCCAGCCAATGGTCATGCTGCGCGTCCCCGGAGGTATCGTACCAGTGATCCTGATAGCCACAGCAACGACGAGCGTTTCGATGTCGATGTGTTCTTCGAGCATGGTAGCGTTGTCGTTCAACCAGTCGATCTTCTGGTTTACGGACATTCCGCTGTCGGGCGGGTCCGTGTCCCAAAACCGAAGCACATGCGCACTTGTTCCAAGCAAACCCTCTCCGCTGACCCCTCCGTACTCATCCGGGTTGGCGTCGTAGGTGTACTCGAAGTCCGCAGCACCCGCGTCGATGAGTTGTAGGAACCTCGCCCGGTTGATGTCGTCGGAGTTACCTAAACCCATCGACCCGAATGGCGGATTGAAGAAGTTATTTCCGAACTCTTTTAGCTCGGTGTTCGTCACCTTGTCGAATACACCGGGCGTGCTTAGCCCGCTGATCGCGCCGTAGCTGAAGTCCGGGTTCACAGGATTGTTGTCGTGGAACAGGGAGAACGGAAGTCCACCCACCACTGCGCCCTCGTCGTAGTCTTGGTCGAAGATACGCTGCTCAGCCTTCGGCTTGATCTCGCACTCTCCAAGACGTAGGTCGCTACCGAACCACGAAGTGACCAAGCTCACCCACGATACGCGGGGCAGGTTCTTTTCGAGGTTGTCCATGGCACGGGTGAAGTTCGTCTTTCCAGACGCGCCGTCGTCCCACTGTGTATTCTGGTCGTAGTCCTCGTACTCGCCGTCGAAAAAGGACGGGGTTGTGGAGTAGCACCACTCCCCTGTGGAGGGGAGCAGGGACACGCCCGAGAGCAAGGACTTCACTCTCTTGGTCGCTTTCGATCTCAGGATCATGCCCTGTCTCCTTACAATGTGATGTCCGATACGTCGACTGCACCAACGATGGTGATGCCGCACTCAAGCGAGGCATCTGCCAAGCCGCCGGTCATCTCGCAAGTCGTTACGCCCTTGACGAGCGTGAACTCTGTCCCGCCACCGGGGATTGCCTTCGTGACTGTTCCGCCAGTGTCGATGGTGACAGTGGCCTTGACGATGCCGCCGTTGGAGATCAAGAACTCAACCTCCTGAGACGGGTTCGTCTGTACGTCGACTTCGATGTCGTCCACCTGACACACAGCGGGAACCGCCGTGACGATGTACTCTTTCTGACCGTCGTAGGTCTGGTAGAAGCCGAAGAACAGTTGCTCGAACTGTTGGACGGAGATCGCGAGGGCTGCGAGAGCCGCGTTGACGGCATCCTCCACAGCCTGAAGTATCACGTCCTCAATGAGCACGCTGTCTGCAACACGCCCGTCGAGGACTTCGTGCAGTGCGTACATTACGTGCCTGCTGAGAAGTTCGAGGTTCTCCCTCGTTGCCTTCCCCGGTCCCGTGATGTCCACCGGAAGCTGCTGCTTCGATACGGTGCGTCGGAACACGATCTCGTCGCCGTTGACCAGACCGTGACCCGGCGTCAATTCGACGCGGCTGTCGGTCAGCCAGTTGAAGAAGATGTCGACCGGAGTTTCGTCCCGCTTGTAGCACGTCACGTCTCCGCGAGAGGCGTACCCGAGGGCGAAGTTCAAGTCGAACTGGTCGTCACCCGCGTAGGTGAACTCGTTGACTGATAGGCCCATCAGAGCCTCCTTTCCTGTCTAGATGTCTGAAGGTGGGGATTTCTCCCCACCCTCAATCGCTTACCAGATGCGGCTCAAGCCGAGCGTATTCGCGAAGGGCAGTGCCAGCATAGCTTGCCGGTCGTAGCCGTTCGCGTCCCCGCTGGCGTAGTCCCCGATGGCACCGGGCACCCGCATCAGCCGGTTCCCAACGTCCAGCGCGGCCACGGAGGCTTCGCTGTGAGGGCCGTACTGATTGAACCTGTAGTCCTCAAGCCCGAGCGCAGTCATCGCCGGGTCAGTCACCATGGGCACGAAGCCTGTCATGTTGCTGTACCCGAACGCTGCCTTCGCCCGCTCGAAGGTGGACCTGTCCCTACCGTCGATGGCGTCCCTTACGGACACAGCCACGTAGGCAGTGGCCATACCCATACCGAGGGTGGCCCAGTTCTGCTGATCCATGAAGCGCATGTTCCTAGCGAACTGCTTGGAGACTGCCTGCATGGGGAAGGTCTTTAGGTGCATGAGTAGTGATGCAGCTTCGGTATGAAGCCACACGTCCTGCTCGCCTGCCATCGACTTCTGGACTTGCTGGTTGACAGAGCGGGTGATCCCCGCGCCGAACTCGTCGGCCATGTCTGCGTCCCACTGATCCATGTTCAGACGATGCACGTACTTGTGTGTGCCTGTCGTCCTGATCTCGATGGTCCCGTTCTGAATGAGCGTCTCGATGTAGTCCATCGTGCTCCGGTCCAGACCGAAGTCCAGCAGCGCGCGACGTTCCAGTTGATCGCTCATACCGTCAGCGATACCTCGGACCAGCTTGTCAGCCATCCCGAGTGCAGCGGTCGTCTGCTGCCACTGGCGCACCTGATTGAACAAGGACGTGTAGCCCTGAAGCCACTGCGCCTTACCCATCCAGTTCTGAATGGTCCCAGTGAAGTCCATGGCGTCTCTGCCAGATACCTCATCGAGTTCGAGATGCGGAGCAAAGTGCCGGTGGTCCTCACCGATCCGCCCTGTGATGAAGGCGAGGTCATCGAGTAGTTCCGAGTTGGCACGAAGCCTGTCCGGGTCCAGTCGAGACATGACGCCCCGGTCGGCCCAATTCCGCAGGCCGATAGCTGCCATCTGTGCGCCAGTCTCACCCAACTGCGTGATCCCGAGCTTACCGAGTAGGGAGATGTTCGTGAGCCGCTTGGCGATAGCCGGTGCGACCCCGATGCCCTTGTTGGTCTTGCCCGAGGCGTAGCCCCACTGAGGGCCAGCGTCGAACGCCGAGAGCATGGCGCGGATCATGTCCCCGTCCACCACTTCCTCTCCGAGAGCTTCCTGCTCCCGACGAGCGGCGGCGATGATGCTCTCCCGCATAGCGCGGTTCGTGATGCCCTGACGAGCCAGTGCCGAAGCACCGCCAACCGAGCGAGCGTAGCGGTGCCAACTCGTGTTCAGGTCATCGTCCATGAGGTCCACAACCTGAAGCGTGCTCCCGTCCTCCGTTACGATCTGCCCTTCAAGGTCGATCTCGTTCCGGCTCTTTGCGTGGCTCACCTTTCCAGCTTCTTCCTTGACCCCAGTGATGCGGTCGAGGATCGCGTCGATCTCCGCTTGCGGGACGTTCGCGTTCTTCAGCATGTCGGCCATTTAGTCTCTGCCGTCCCTCGACATGAGGTCTTGCAGTGTGCCGGGTACGCCTTCAGCCTGTGAGCGCATCCGCAGCACCACGGCTTTCGCCACGCTCTCTGCATCCTTGCCCACCATACCTGCGGCGCGGTAGCTGTTCGCCAGCCCGTCGATGACAGACTGCTCCTTCACGACCCCGTTGCGGATCATGTCCCGTAGCTTGCGCCCGTTCCACCTGTACGGCAGGTACGGACCCGACTGTATCTGGTCGAAGCCGTCGAGGCCCACCTGTCCCTGCCGCCCTTTGGCGACGGCCAGTGCTTCCTCTGCCGCACGCTGGTAGGCGTCCGTGGCTGCGAGCACGTCAGGATCGGTACTGTACTGTCTACCCTGTCTACGGGCATTGACTTCGAGCATGACCTGTCTGTTGAACTGCCGCATCCCGACTGCTGATGTACCGACACCGGAGTTCGCCAGCGTGACGTTGTTCCGGTTGGCCCAGCGGTTCATGGCGTCTTGCGCCTTGAAGATCGGAGCGACGATCCGCATGTTGTAGTGGTCTTTGAGTGTCGCCGCAGTGGCGCGTCCGCGTCCGTAGCCATGTGGGCTCTCGAACACTGCGCCTGCGAGGAAGTTCAGCGTGGGGCTCTCGCTGCCGTAGAGCTTGGCGTAGTCACGGGCGACCGTCTGTCCGGTGCCCTTGGTGATGAAGTCATGTAGCCATTCCTGCTCACCATCCCGCTTACGGTCCAGCCAACCAGTGTTGTGCCGCCAGTTCTCCGTCATCGTGGTGATCTGTTCCGACGAGGGCGTGGAGTTCAGGTTGTTCCGGTTCACACGCGGAGTGGTCGCCGGTCCAGATGCACCGGCTGCGCCGCCGACTTGTGCGGCACCCATAGTGCTGTCCACGTCGTCGTAGATGACGAGAGGATCAACGCGCATACCTTCGAGGTCGAGGCCCTTACCGTTCACTGTTGCTGTATCCGCAGCGACGTTCTCGTAGAACTCGTCTTGTGCTGCCTTGATCTGTAGTCCGATGTCGCCCTTGACCGCAGCGTTCAAGCCGCCGCCGAGGACCATACCGGCCATGGCCGCTTCCGCGAGGACCGTCCAGTCCTCCGTCTCACGCCAGACCATCTGCCCTGCGCCCGAGGCCAAACCCGCCTGAAGGCCCGCAGACGCACCCACAAGGCCGCTGGTGGTCCTCTGCGCCGCGCCTGCGGACATCCGGGTGATCTGGCCGAACTTGACGCCAGCACGCGCCACACGGGCCGCTCCGTAGCCCCCGCCCGACATGAACGTCAGAGGCAGGTCCACGTCGACCACGGACCCGGCGAGGATCGCCATAGTGCTCGTGGTGCCAAGCTGGTTGCTGATGCGCCGCCCTCGGTCAAGGTCTGCCTGTACCCGCGCCCGCGCACGGCGTGCAGCGGCGAGGCTGACGTTCCCCACGATCTCGTCGTGGAAGGCGTAGGGGATGCCCTGCGTCAGTTCGTCGTACATCTCTGTCTGGTCGTAGTCTGCGTCACCGGCTCTGATGCCGACAAGTGAAGCTGCGCCTGCCATGAACTGGTAGCTCGCTTCTGCGACCGCGTTGATTGAGGTAGTGAGTGCGTCCTGCGTCTCAGGATCAACTTCCGTCTCGGGGAATAGCTCATCCCGAAGCGGCTGTGCCTCGTCCTCAAGTATCTGTCCCGCTGCGCCTGCGGCAGTGCCGCTTACGAACGCATCTTGGACGTTAGGAATGAAGCCCTGCTGATCCTCCTGGCGTTGGATTTCTTCCCCACGCGGGGTGCCGGGCAGTTCCCACTCCCTCCGCTGGGGTTGCAGGTCATCTTCTTCCATTGGAAACTCCTGTGTTGTGGACGGGGCCGTAGCCCCGCCCGATCAACGATTGGTCTGCCTGATGCTGTCCAGATACATACCGCCTACTTCAGCAGGGTCGATCTGGAACGGTTCACTGTAGCCGCCACCGGGCAGGCTGTACTGTATGGCGATCCCGACTTTGCCCCGACCCCTGCTCACCGGATACGCCCTGAAGGGACGAACACCAGTGGTCATGGTGGAGAAGGCATCGACTGGACCCAGCCCCGAGCCCGTGAACCATGCACCGCCGAAGGCTTCCCCGGCTGTGCTGTTCTCCGCGAGCGGGTGCTCGGCACGGAACTGTGGGCTTCGCATGTAATGCGCGATGGCGCTGTTGATCGCACCCTGCTGACCTGACATCTCCCCGGCGCGATTACCGAAGAACATCTCGTGGACATCGTTACCCTTGCCGACGTTGAGGATGTCCCCGCCGACCAGTGCCACCTGACGCTCGACGCGCTGAGTGGCCTTGGCTATGATGTCGCCAGTCTTGAGATGCGGTGCGAAGCTCTGGACGTTCGCAACCTCTTGAGCGAGGGCCTCTTGCAAAGCCTCCGCATGAACTTCGAGGTCGATGCCGCCGCGCCGATCCCACATCTGACTGATGTCCGTGTCGCCACGGAACAGCCCTTGGAAGAACCCGATGTCCTCCCTCGCGATGTAGTCCTGCACTGCTGCGTCGATGCGCTTCTGCACACCCTCGTCCGCGAGGAACTCGTCCGGCGACTTGTACGGCGAGTTGCCATACTGCCTGACGTTGTTCGAGTAACCGTAGATTGCCGAGGCCACGTTACCACCGTTCGCCACTTGGCTTGTGATGGTGTCGAGGATACCCCGGTTCTCGATGTCGATGTACTTGTCCGCAACAGCCGGGTTGACTGCCGCCATCGTCATGTAGGCTTCGACCGCCTCTTGGAACGCGGGGTTCATCTGCCCGTCGATCATTGGGTCTTGGCTCAAGCCCGCGTTGATGATCCGCTTCTGCGTCGGCTGCACGATCCCGCTCTTGGCGAGGTACTGCACCTGCTCGACTTGGAAGGCCGCTTGCGCCGCCGCCGGTTCGAGTTGACCTGAAGCCACCGCGTTGGTGTACTTCTGCCGAAGCTGCTTGTTGTGCTCGTCCACGAGCCGCTGCTGCTGTTCCTGCGGAAGTGCTCCCGCCGTCCCAAGCTGTGCTGCCCGCTGCCGCTCTGCCCTGTCCATCGCAGCCTGACGACCGTTCGTCACCGCCTGTACCGCCGCCTCGACCTGTTGGTCCTGCGCGCTGATCTCTGCGGATGCCGACACGGGGATGCCGTACTGCTGGTGGAGTTGAGCCCTCGTCTGCGTGATCG